CTGTGGTTAGACCCCTTGAGGCTTGTCTGTAGGAAGCGGAACATCTTGTCCTCTGCCTCTTCGGAAAGTTTTGCACCCTTTAGGGTTACAATGTATCTTGGCACACCCTTGTTGGTGAAGTAATCAATGTTGTACTGTGACGCTAGTGCGTCTCCCTGAAGTGCACCAACTGCAGACAGGATGTCTGGTACACCATAGAAAGAGTTCAGTGGTGAGTACTGCTTGATATGAATAATCTCGTTTGGACGTGGATCGTTAGTAATTGGGTTTACGTTCTTAGCACCAAAATTACGGAAGTATACTACTTTGTTTCCAATGATCTGAATGTATCCGTCACGTAGACGACGCACACGCATGGTTGTAGCAGGAATGTGACCCACATAACCAATTTCACCAGTAACAGTTCTACCAATTTCAAGGTATCCGTTGCCAGTTGATTCGTAGTCTGTCCACAACTTCATCAGTGTTGATGTCATAGACTCTTCGTTATTCAAAGACTCAAACCATTCGCTAACTTCTACCTTGGCTCTCTCAACACGCTTACGTGCTTTATCAATTGCACTAGCGTTGTCAGATGACTCAAGAGCCATTAGAACTCTCTTTGTAGCCTGAAGTTCATATCCCAAACCAACGATGTTTTCTACCTTTGCGTCAATAGCAGCGTGGTTAGCAAATGAGGTGTCGTAATAGTTTGCAAGTTCGTATAGGTTCCACGGCGGTGTGATGACATCAAATAGACCATATCCATTTCTGTACACTTTGCCAGGGTTAATCTCTTTTGAGTATGCCCCATTCACACCAGAGTTAATTGCTAGAGCACTGTCCTGATATTGTAGTGATGTTACGTCTACGTTATTGTACTGTAGGGTTGACTCCACAACAGGATCATTGTTTAGTTTTTCAAGCCTGTCTGTTCTACGCTTAAAGTTCTTTTCAATTCCAGAGAATGCCTTTAGTTCGTCCCATGACTTGTTGAATGGGTCTTGTGCCTTAAACTTGTCCAGGTCTTGCTGGAGTTCGTCAATGCCCAGGTCTCTTACGTAATATTCTTCTGACATCTTATTCATCTCCATAAAGTTCAAGTGTCTTCTTGGCAGCAATCACAGCACCAAGGTCGTTCATAGATGGGATTAGTCCCTGGCTCATTCTATCTACCTGCTCTGAGTGCTCCTCGTCGGAGATCTTCTTCATGTTTGGATAGAATACGGCACGACCTTCTGGTTGCCCCCAATACTTTGCAGCATCTGCAAGTTCTTTGATCTTAGACTTGTCGTCTTTCATGCCCTCAATTGATAAAACATTTTTATCAGCATCCATGAATGGCTTTCCGTTTGGTTTCATCCATACGTATGTTCCAAATAGAGAAAACTCTTCCTTAACTACCTGGATTCTTGGCTTTTGAACTTTACTTAGAAGTTGGTTGTCGAATGAATTCATAACCACTAGTATACCATATTATGACGGTTTCTTGGTAAATGAGACCGAAGATAAACGTCTATATGTTCTAAACCTATAACTAGATAACGCAATTCCCTGGTTATCTTCAAAGATAATCTTGTTAGTTCCCACATACGCCTTAAAGATTTCTGGCAAACTGATGCCAAGAGAACTACTCTGACCGATCACAAGAACGTTGTTCCATGAGTATGTTCCAATAGTTTGACCAGTACCCCTCCAGAAGTTCCATGCAAGTTCTTGATTTGTCAGGGTTTCTCTGACTCTGTCCCAGACCCTAAAAGTTGTAAAAATCTTTTCCTGAAGACCAGTTGACTGATAATACGACAAGTGGTTTACCATGATGGGACCATTAATCCTGAATGCACCAGAATAACTATCTAGATTGAGTTTCGCTGCGAAAGAGATTCCTAGCATTGACCATTCTTTTGTTGAGATGGTTGGACTCTTGACAAGTTTTCCGTTTATGTAGAATGCGATGCCGTTCTCTTCTTCACCAGTTTTTGCATTAATTGCATATATTTTTGCTCTCTTTCCATTTGGGTGAGTGGCAACTAGGTAAAACTTGATGTAGGTATCCTTGGACTGAATCTCAAAGATGGGGGTAGAAGCATATGGGAAAAAATCTCCGTTAAACCTTAATAATATTTGAAGGGCTGCCACATCAAACTTTGTTGACAACTTTGAGTTTAGCGGTACAGTCAACCCTCTGTTCTTTCGTGGCTCGTAATCTCCAACCAACTCAATGCCAGATGTTCTACTTAGGAAAAGATATGGGGTGCTTCTCTTATAAATCTTAAATGGATTGTTCTCTTTGTAATTGAAGTAGATACCGCTTTTTGTATATGGATAGAGGGGGATGCCAAACTTGGTGCCAATGGGAGTTGGCGTTTTTGAATCTAAAGCCTGAGATGTAAGTTCTATGTTGTGGATAGCGACTGGCTTGCTTCTCACTCCGTCTACAACCATATCTACGTGAACTACAATTGCTAGGTCAGAGAACTTTATTGATTTTGGTGGGTATATAACTGTTCCGTCAATGACTTCGTACTTTGTGTTAACCCACTCGTCCCCTGCTTTGATAAGGTTGTTACTACTGACGTTTTCAGTATTTGTATAATTCTCGATTGGAGTGTTCGCTCCTCCGCTAACATACTGAAATGTTATGTAGGTTTTTGCTGAGTAAAGTTCTGTGTCATAGGAGTACTGTGTTTGCGTCCTGTTCTTTAAATCTGCATAAGATGCGTATCCACTAAACAGTTCATTGTCTAGTTCTGCATATGAATATTGAACTGGTGAACCATACTCAGCCTGAAGTTCTCCATAGGTCCAGGCACCTGTATCAGACTTTTGCTCAAAGAATTTTCCTGGGGATGGGTATCCAATATTAAACTGAATAAAGTCCAGATCATAGTAGTTGCCAGTTTCAGCGTCTCTAACATACTTTGCAAAGTGAGACAATGGCACATAATCTTCCCATGTTGAATGGGTTGATATGTCAAGAATGAAGTTGCCAAAGAACTGCTTTGGGGTAAGTCTGTAGGTTGCTACGTGAGCGTAGAATTTATCCGACATCAATGCGTATGGGTCTCCTCCATCAAGGACCTCAGCCCAATATTCTGGATCATTTCCAAAATAGGTATATCCAGCATCATAGACTACGCTCTGAAAAGAATCTTTGTCCATGGCAATTCCATCTTGAGTGAACATGAACCCAACTGGGCTAACATTTCTCCTTGTTGACATTGAGAAGTTATAGAGGTTTCCAAGATATGTGTTTTCAAATGTATTGTCTCCACAAATAAATATTTCAAAGTTGTTTCTATTTGCAAAGAACTGGATTAGGTCTCCTCCATAGTATGAAGAGACTGTGTCTAGATTAAATCCAGCAACAAACATTTCTCCAGCAATGTTGATAGGGAGAGTCTTTATGGTTGTGTCGGTTGCACCGTTGTAGTATTTGTATAGAACGTTATTGCCGTTTGCAACAATACTAAAATAATTGCCAGAACTCTTGTCTCTGATCTTAATAAGAATTTGATCTGAAGAATAGTAGTCTACAGTTTTAAAAATGCCATAAACTGCCTTTAGTTGATCTGACATAAAAGATATGCTATCTAGATACAAGTATCCATCGACAGAGTTCCAGTTTGACCCTGGCTGCATCGTGATGTATGTTTCAGCCTCGTAATTGTTTAAAGACTGATCGCTTAACCATGAGGCACTAGATCCTGAAGATAGTACAACTTCTGGTAGTGGATGGTTTGGTGCAGAAATCTTGTTGCCTGTAAAATTAATGTTGTCTGAAATTCCAGATGACCAGGGGCTGTTCTTGGGAAATACAAAATTGGCTGCATAATTTGCGGTAGAGTAATCTATGGCTACTGTCTTGCCATCATACGCTGCGTTTAGGTTTTCTGGATATTCTACGTTTTGACCATATATCCATTTTCTTTTTGCTAGATTTTTATCTACCTCATACGGATAGATTCCAACACAATCTAGGTCAACTGAAACATCATTGGCACAGTAAAAACCAATCCAGTCTTGGTCTTTGCCTACCTCGCTGTTTTTGTTTGGGAAGTATGTGTTGTTTACGTCAAACTCAATGGTTATAATTTCTTCTGTGTTTACAACCAGAGACACCTTGCCTGGAAAATACTTTAGGTGAACGAGCATT